TGGCTCCTACACTCAATTCCCGTTCAGGAATTGAGGTTACTACCATGACACCGCCTCGACTGGGGGGTGCCCGCCGGTGGATACCTGTTGCACAACCATCACTGATGCCATTGTCCTCGTCTAACGCGTTTAGCGTATTACAGACGGAGGAATCAGGCCTTGATGGGACTGCTAAGGTCCACCACGGAACAACACAACCAGCCGACCCGCTGATAGGGGGGACCCTTCCATCGCACTGTTCGCGCGATGTGAAAGAAAAGCTTACGCTCGCCCTCACCACTATCCTTGACTATCTTACTCTTTATGGCTTCGACCCCTCGGGGTTCGATGGCCGTTCCACTCTGCGTCACTGGCAACTATGCTCAGCGCAATGTGGATGGATTAAGTTCCTAAAGTATAAGTTAGCCGCCTTCTTTTCAGACTTTCTCGATGTCGAACTTCCTCCCAAACCATTCGACGTCCCGGACCATGCAATGCACCTCGTTGGAGGTCGTGCTGGTCGCTTCATTCATCAGTTACTCAAGACTGATCGTGCTCTCTCGTTCGCTACCGGAGTCCTTTACAGCAAAAAGGGACTCCCACGACCTGATGAGCAGATGTTAGCTGCAGCTCTGATAGCAACCAAGAAGGTACTTACTACCCCCCGTCCTGTTCCTGTCTCTTCGATCATGGTCTCCGACCATGAGAGTTGGGATGATATCCAGCGACCTCTTTCACTGGCCGATATGGCCAAGGAGGTCGAACGAACTTGTATGGAGGTCTTCGGAGGACATAAGTTAACCGAGGAACAATTGCATAAGGAGTACGCTCCGTCCGTGAAGGCGACATATACTGCTAGTCGCTCCAAGCTGGGTACTTTTGGGGACTTGGTTCAAGCTGGTTTAATCACCGACTTGCCCAAGGCCGCAGAGTCTTACCTGGCCACTGGTCCAAATCATAGACTGACGCAAGATCCGTTTAAGCGTATCTACGCTGATGCCTTTGTGGGAGTGAGAGGAGAGGAGGAGAGGATGGAGGAGGAGGATGTCGTACAGAAGACCATCTCGCAGGAGTTCCGCAAGACCGTTCATGATCGGTATGTGGCCCTGTATGAGACTGTGCGACAGCGTGCCAGTGTAGAGGTTGCAGATGTGAAGCTGGTTGCGCTCCCAGAAGCGCTTAAGATCCGAGTTATTTCCAAGGGTCCCGCTCTCACTTACTTTACACTCAAGCCCGTGCAGAAGTTCCTACATCGAATTATGCGAAAACAGAGGATGTTCGCACTTATCGGAGAAACGGTGTCGGCAAAGTTCCTCGAGCAGGTGTTGCTACCCTTCACAGGGCAGTTCCACTCGCTCGACTACTCGTCGGCTACTGACTTTCTGAATCCGTACCTCTCTGAGGTTGCGGTCGATGCTATCTGCCGGGTGGTAGACGCACCAGAGGACATCAGACTTTTGTTCAAGAAAGCCCTCACGGGTCATACCGTGGAGGGTGATCCTCAAGTCTGGGGTCAGCTCATGGGTTCGGTGGTTTCGTTCATCATACTTTGTCTCGTCAATGCTGCGGTTATTCGCAAGTCACTCGAGTTCCTACATGGTCAGGTCCTGTCTCTCAATGAGATTCCTGCTGTGGTCAATGGGGATGACGGTGCAGTGCGTGCTCCTGCAGGCTTCCTTCCAATTTGGAAAGACGTGGCGTCCCTTTGTGGACTCGAACCCTCAGTGGGGAAAGTCTATAGCCACGATACTTATCTCAACATCAACTCTACCTCGTTCACCCTTAAGGGTGATCATCTCGTCTTGGTTCCGTATGTGAATCTTGGCCTGATTATGGGGATGACCCGTTCCGGCGGTGTCAATAAGGGTGTTGAGAAGGTAGCTGATGAGGTGGATCCTCGCCTTGGTTCAATCGGAGCTCGTCATCACCAGTTGATGGAGAGTTGCCCCGAGGACCTGCGCTTGAGCGTTCACAAGTTGTTTGTCCGAGAGCACTTTGAGCTCTTGAAATCTGTGCGTTTGCCCTGGTTCGTTCCTGAGGAGTTGGGGGGAGTGGGTTTGATGCCTTTTAAGGTCTGGACTTTTGGTGACAATGTGGAAGATGCTTCGTGGTCATACTTGGAAGTTGATGGTGTCCGTTATGGACCCTCCGACCAGGATTGTGATATTATGGAGATTCTCCGTTCTCGTACCTTTCGTTCCGTCTCTACTAGAAAGCTTCCCACTGCTCAGCCGATTCAGGTTCGATCAGTTTGGTATTCTCGAAAAGGATTTGACGTCCCGAGAACACGCGAAGGCGACTCTGTCGACCTTCAGATCAGTGACTCTGACATTGGGTTTCTCGATGTCTCTGCTTACTATCTCTCTCCCTCTTTAGTAGCCACTCAGCTCGTCTCGAAATCACACGAGATCCTGAGGGCCAACGAGCGTGCTTGGTCCTACCTGTCACAGAAGACTTCGTCGGGGTATTCCCTTGATTGAGGTGGTGTCAGTGTGTAGAACCTGCAATCATAGTATGTTCAAACCTCGTGGTTAATTACCCTCCCTCGCCTAAGGCGTTCTGAGTCTGGATTACCAGCTCGGGGTCAGTTTCGGATGTATGGATGATTGTATCTTTT